TACCCCGGAACCAAGGCTGACAGCCTTAAAGTGGTTTGGCATGATGGTGGTTACGGCAATACTTTCGATTATAGTTTAAGTGGTGTGACCATCGGCGGAGTTCTGGTAGGCGCTGGACACGGTCTGACACTACCATCTGCGATGGCTGGTTTTACTCTGGCTGATGGTACTGGTAATACTTTCACTATCGTATCTGGGTCTGGTACTACAGCCGCTGCTTTATTTGATATTAACTTATCGGCGAACACCACGGCATCCCCTGTTACGGGAGCTACTTTTACGATTTTAGAAGTCGGTAACACTACGACCGGCATTACTGCTACTTTCGGTGCAATTGCTGCAACCGGTGGTTATGGGGTAAGTGCCAGTCAATATAATGACTGGAAATATGCAGATCAATTCGCAACTAAGATGCCTTTCACCACTCAGTTCGCCGTTGATCAAACTTCATCGGAAACAGTCTATGATGGTGTTAATATTGCCGTCATTGATGAAGATGGTTTATTCTCTGGTGTTAAAGGTACAGTCCTTGAAGTTTTTGATGGTATGTCTAAGGCAGGAAACCACAGAACCAGTCAAGGATTTAATAAGTTTTATAAAGATTACATCAACGAAAACTCCCAGTACATTTACTGGGGTTATCACCCCGGCACTTCAAGCACCAGTAATGGTGGTGTTACTAATTACCAATCCTCCATCGGCGGCATCGGCATGGCATGGGGTACTAATCTTGGAACAACTGGCTGCACATTCACAATCCTAAATGCATCAGGTAGCAGTGCTGGTTACGCAGTTTCTATGACTGGTGGTACAGGTGAAATGGGTGGAGTCAGAACAACCACAGGCACAACACAAGGATATGGTGCATTTGCCGACTCTGAAACAGTAAATGTCAATATTATTCTTGGTGGACCTGCAGGATATACTGAATCAATTGGTTTGATCGACCTTGTTGAAGCACGAAAAGATGCAGTATTATTCATCTCCCCAGATGAAGGCTTATGTATTAATACAACTTCTGGTATTCCAAAGGAAGCATCTACGCAAACTGCCAATATCGTTAATTATAGAGAAGGCACACTCAAAAGATCTGGTTCTGACCAAGGTATTAACTCCTCTTATGCCTTCCTTGATTCTGGCTGGAAGTACATGTATGATCAATTCAACGATGTCTTTAGATGGGTTCCATTTAATGGTGACGTTGCTGGTCTTGCAGTAAGATCTGATGAAGCAACCGACCCATGGTTCTCACCAGCAGGTTTCAACCGTGGTAAACTCAGAGGTGTTATTAAGTTGAGTTTGAACCCGTCAAAGAGCCAAAGAGACGATCTCTATCAGGCAAATGTCAACCCAATTGTTGCATTCCCCGGTGAAGGTACGATCCTCTTCGGTGATAAAACACTGCAGTCTAAACCAAGTGCATTTGACAGAATCAATGTGCGTCGCTTGTTCATCGTACTTGAAAAGGCAGTTTCAACTGCTGCAAAATATCAGCTGTTCGAGCAGAATGATGCATTCACGCGTGCACAATTTAAAAATATGGTTGAACCATTCTTAAGGGATGTCCAAGCTAGGCGTGGTTTAACTGACTTTAAGGTTATTTGTGATGAGACAAATAATCCGGGAAGTGTTGTTGATAGAAATGAATTTGTTGCTGATATCTTTGTTAAACCAACACGTTCTATCAATTTCATTACCCTTAACTTCATTGCAACTAGGTCCGGTGTTAGTTTTGACGAGATCGGTGTTTGATCTAACAACCAATAGGAGAAGCGACATATGTCGATGAACATCAATAATTTCAAGAATGCCCTTGCTAAAGGTGGTGTTCGTCCCTTCCTCTTTAGAGTACAAGGGAATATAGGCAATACTTCATTACCAACAGAAGTTGGCTACCTTTGCAAAGCAGCATCGATGCCCGGTACTAGTATTACTCCTATTGAGGTTCCATATCGTGGCAGAAAGCTTAAACTTCCCGGAGAACGAGAATTCGCGGAATGGACACTGACCTTCCTTTCAGATGGTGATTTTAAAATAAGAAATGCATTTGAAAAATGGATGGACAATATTAATCAAACAGTTGCTAACACTTCAACTACTGAACACAATCTATCCGGTGTTTTGTTTCCAGATTGGAACATTGACCACCTAGATAGAAAGGGCAACCCAATTAAGTCCTATAAATTCTACCATTGTTGGCCATCAGAGGTAGCAGCAATTGACGTGTCTACCGATGCATCTGATTTGGTCGAATTTTCAGTTACCCTTCAATATTCTTACTTCGTTACCCAAGATACTGATGAAAGCGTACCACCGGGACAAGCACCCGTTCCCGGAAGTAATGTGTGATAACCATAATGAAAATGGAGATATATGATGCCAATAGAACTGTTTGGGTTTCAGATAGGAAAAAAGAAACGGAATAATTCTTCCGCTTCCTCATCAATAAAAGCAACGTCATTTGTACCACCTGACAAAGATGAAGGCGCATCTTTCATCGACGGCGGTGGCTATTTTGGTGCTTTTATTGATTTTGATGCTAAAGCGAAAACTGATAAAGAATTCATCGGAAAATATAGAGAAATGTCTCTTTATCCAGAGGTAGAATCTGCGGTAGAAGATGTTTGTAATGAATCTATAGTGTATGATGAAAATCGAAAATCAATTGAACTGATTTTAGATAACTCAGACCTTTCTGATAATATTAAAGAAAAAGTCAGCGAAGAGTTCCATGAAATTTTTAAAATAATAGATTTCCATGGAAGAGGATATGAAATTTTCAGAAAATGGTATGTTGATGGGCGACTTTATTATCACATCATAGTCGATGAAAAAAAATTAAAAACTGGTATTCAAGAAATACGATACATTGATCCGTTTAAGATCAAAAAAGTTGTTGAGGTAGAAACAAAAAATACCCCTGAAGGTGTTTCTATAGTAGAAAATACAGAAGAATATTATGTTTATTATGAAGATGACCAGCAAAAAGAAGGAATTAGGATCGCTCCGGAGGCTATTTGTTATGTAACTTCTGGTTTGTATGATTCATCAAATCAGCGGGTTATTTCTTATTTGCACAAGGCGCTGAAACCACTTAATCAACTTCGTATGATTGAAGATGCCGTTGTCATTTACAGAATTTCCAGAGCACCAGAAAGACGAATTTTTTATATTGATGTGGGTAATCTCCCCAAAACTAAAGCAGAACAATATATTCGATCCTTGATGCAAAGATATCGAAATAAATTAGTTTATGATGTTAGTACAGGTGAAATTAGAGACGATAAAAAGCATATGTCCATGCTTGAAGATTATTGGTTGCCAAGAAGAGAAGGTGGTAAGGGAACAGAAATTTCTACCCTTGATGGTGGACAAAATCTTGGAGAAATGGATGATGTGGAATACTTCCAGAAAAAGGTATACCAAGCCCTGAATGTTCCGTTAAGTCGAATGGAAACAGAAGACCAATTTAGTCTTGGACGTGCTACTGAAATAACCAGAGATGAACTTAAATTTCAAAGGTTTGTTGATAGGCTCAGAAATAAATTTAATGGATTGTTTTTGACCTTATTAAAAACACAGTGTCTTCTTAAAGGAATAATGTCTGAAGAGGAATGGGTAGAATTAGAGCCAGATATCAATTTTGACTATGTTTCTGATAATCATTTCTCTGAACTTAAAGAATATGAAATTCTTTCTGAAAGAATGAACGTATTGGGAGAAGTTGATGAATACATTGGAAAATATTTTTCTGTTGACTGGGTAAGAAGACATATCTTAAGACAGGGTGATGAAGAAATTGATGAAATGGATAAGCAAATCTCTAAGGAAAGAGAAGCAGGAATCATTACCGATAACCCGGAGGGATACTAATGTCATCAGATAACATAAGAGATTTTTTGGATAAAAAATCACATGAAGCCGTCTCTCATTATTCTTTAACAGAAATAAAGAAAGATGAGCTATTAATAGGTACACCAGATGATACAGTTTTAGATCCAGAATTTTCAAAAGAATTTTATTTGAAAAGTTTTCATGTGGGGGAAAACAGAGTTGTAATTAAAACAATTGGTATTGGTAA